CATTGCCGCCTGTTTTTTCTTTTTTGTATCCGGAGAATCCCCCGGATTTATGCCTGCCGCTTTGAAGTACCGCGCCCATGCGAATTTTCGCATTTTGGGCGTGACGGTATGCGTTACCGTGCCCCCGTAATTGTGAATGTGAGCGTACTTTAAATCGTTGAGTATAGTCACCCTCCCCGGCTCTGTTACGTAGTGCGTAGTGTTCATCAAATGATTCCTGCCGGACAGCAGGGGGCCGTATTGGGACGCTGCATCTTTGCCGCCCGCATCCTGTCGCCGCGTTCGTTTCCACGGTGTAAATATCACGTTTTGATATCCCCCTTTGCGGAAGTTTTCTTTAAAGTGATTAACCGCCAAATTGCCTGCTTTAACGGGCAGCCCGCGCGTAAACAAGTCTTTTATTTCCCTATTTGACGCTGCCAGCTTCTGCAAGTAAGAATTTAAATCCATTTTGCTTTTTGTATTATTTTATTCCCTATATTTGTATCGCGTTCGGAAACGGGCGTATGATGCCACCGCATCTCCAGCAAGGGAAAGGTTTTGAATCTTTCCCTTGTGTTATTTTTCAGACCACGACCGCAATTCATCCGCAGTATAATAAATTGCATTCCCGTCCGGGAACTTGACTATAACAGCCTTAATCCCGCTGTTACGACCTTCGAGGAATGAGACTTTCAAAGCGATTAATATCTCGTCAACGGAGTACCCCCCGTCAAGAAAAAAATACACCTCCTGTGCCCCCTGTCTCCCCGCCTTTTTGGTATTATTCTGTATTGCCGTTTTAATCCTGCCGGTAATCTTCGTCTTAGCATCAGAGAGCATACCTGTTTTAAGGTTCAAAGCGTCCGGGTTACCTCCCGGCTTTGTATTGTCGATGCCGAGCAGCCGGTATTGATAGCCAAAATTTTCCGCCAAATAGGTATATGCCTTCAGGTTGTCTGCCGCCTCTTTATCATTCTGCTTACCTTCGACTTGTATTAGCCCGCCATTTGGGAAGCGAATTTCTTTTACCTCTTCCGGTGCCGGGGCCTTTTCCGCAATCAGCTTTTTAACTGCCTTTTTTGCGTCCTTGCCCGCAGCGGAGATATAAGGGTGTTTGTCGCTAAACATCTTCGCGTCTTTTCCCGGATTATTCTCCAAACCCGGCGCAGGTTTATATGCCTTATCACCCTCCGCGGGCAAGCCGGGGAGGTCGGTCGCCGGCGACTTGGTGGCTTCTATTCCACATTTGCAGTTCCAACGATCGCCCGGCCTGTGTTCCGTCCAAAATGGGTCATCGATGGGGCGGACAATATCCCAGAAAACCTCGTGATCTGCGCCGGGGTGTATGCTCGTACTCGGCACCCAGCGTAGGTTCGGTAGTATGTCCTTGTTCGCTTCCGCCTGCCGCCACTGTGCGGCCATGTGCGAGCGTATGACTGCGGTGTTGTATTCGGTTGTCAGCCAGCTGCCCAACCACCCCGGCTCTATGTATGCGGCAACGTCGCGGCGGAAGGTCGCGAAGTCCTTTATATCCCCGTTTACGTCCACCAGTTGCGCGGCTATTTCCTTTTGCATCGCGTGAGCGCGGAAGGCAGAAAAGACCGCGTTGCTGTGACGTATCTTGTAATAGAACGGGGCCTGTACGCTTCCCGGCGTTTGCAGCCCGAAGCCCTCGTCCGTCGCGGTGTTAAACGTGTCCCAAAACGCGCGCCACACGCCCTCGTCTATTGTCTCGTGCGGGTTTATATCTTTGTTGTATATGTCCCGCGCGAGGCTTTCGAGCAGGGTCATATCGAAGTCGATGCTCCCGCCTATGCCCGCCGGCGGCTCGGTGCGATGGCCAGGGCCATAATACAAATTCTCCACGCGCTCGCTAATGCCCCTTCGACGGAAGGGGCTTCTCAGAAAAAACCCCTAAGCGCGTTTTTTATGCCCTTTGCGGGGTCGGGTTTTACGGGCTTCGGCTTGTCCTTTTCCGCGCCCGCGGCGACGGCTGCGGCTGCGGTTTGTTGCGCTTGCTGCCGCTGCTCCTCCTGTTTTGCCTTTAGCTCATCATAGTTCGCCGGCCGCGGAACGCCATACGTCTCATACCAATAGTCGTCATCAATCGGCAAGCCGTTACTCGCGAGCTGCATATCGACCGAGATGCGTTGCGAGAGGTCGCGGTTTTGCGGCGTTACAAACGCGAACTTCCCGCCTTTAACGTTTATCCCGAAGCTCTCGAATATATCCGTCATATCGTAGTTGAGAGTATTGAGAACGAAGACTTTGTCCGCCTGCGTGATCATATCCTCCTCCTCCTGATGCACAGTGCCGAGAGCCTGTGTGCCGCGCTCGCCCACTTCGGTCGTTAGCGTATTGCCCAGCACCAATTTACTTGTTTCCGAATTGCACGTCTCGACTAACTTGCTGTACAACTCGCAACTGCCTGTTTTGTTCGCCGCTTCGACGAGATTAAAGTTAGAGTCCGACGAGTGAATAAACACCGCCGTAGAGCCTGATTCAAACTCGTCGTTAAGTATCCGCCGGCGCATTGTATCGTCTTCGCCGTCATACGTATACTCACGGATGGGCTGCCCGAATATCTCGGCAAATTGCACCCAGTCGCTCGCCGTGCCTTGTTTGTAAAGCACCCACGGAACAACTTTAATAAGGTTGCCAAGTCCGCGAGGCTCGCCCACGGACAGAAGGTCTCCGAAATCCGCCCACGGCGTGCCGTGTATATCGGTTTGATGCCTTACAATCAATTCATTAATCGGGTCTACATGCTTGCGCGGCACAAGGTCGTATGCCAGCCACCCGGATTTGTCGGGGTAAAATTGGAAGAGCGAGAAGCCCCACCAGGGCGTGTCTAACAAATCCGACAGGAACTGACGAAACCAGGGCGATTCCAACATTTCGCCTATGCGCGCATCCGGCTTGCCGTTGCGCGAGAACTCCATCTGCGAACACAGGATCGCAGACTTGCGCTTCTCCAGCACGGAGGACAGGTGCGTATCCAGCAGCACGGTGTTATAAAGGTCGTAGAGTTTAACCCGCGAGGGGAAATCTATCTTTTCCGCTTCGCTGACTGCGCGCCGGAAGTCCGCCACGTCCTTATACCATCGTGAGGGCTGTGTGAGTATAATTGTATTCCCGCCGGCGGGCTGGTTCATAAGTCCGCCGGCGGTTATTTTTTTAGTTGCTTTTTTAGTACCCATTTCTACGTTGTTTAAATGTGATTTAATAATGGTTGTCGCGCTTGCGGTTGCTGACAATTCGGAAGCTGTCGTTTGTCTCCGCCTCCGTCAGTCGCGGCGCGCCCGAAATCGTTACATTGCCCTTTTGTACGGCCTTCAGCCACTCCACCGCCCTGTCGTACCTGTCTTTGCGTATCTGCGACATTTTCTGCGGATTATGGATGCTGAATATATCATACAGGACAAGGTCGAGGCAAACGCCGAGCAGCACCTTATTACGCTCCGCCCCGCGCGCGGCGAACATTGCGTCCGCGTCATAACGCCCTTCTATATATCCCTTCGCAAGCCCGATATTACGGTCTTCGACAAGGTCGAGTATCGTCTCGTCGTTACGGATCAGCGCGTCGAGTATCTCTGTGTGTACCGATTGCGGATAGTCCGATTTTTCAATAAATGTTTCCATAAACAATTTATAATTAATAATTTACAATTCGCAATTAATTAAAAGCGGTATTTGTTGCGCTTGCGGAAGGCCGTCACGGGAATGTATGTCGGTTTAGCGCAAGCGGCCATTTTTATGTCTATGATCCGCTTTGCCCCTTCGACCATGTCGGGGCCGTCGGCGGGAAAAGTCAGGTGCAGATTGAACAACTCGAATTGTTCAACAAGTCTTTTCATGTGCGGATCGTCCTTCTCCTTCTCGTTAAATACGAGTTTCCCCTCGCGGTTTACCGGTTCGAGATTGGCCTCGATGCGCGTCGCTTTGTCGGTCTTTTTACGCTCGTCAGGGGCAACGCTTAGCTGCCGGTTAAGGCGGCGGCAGGCGGCCTTCAACAGCTTCTTAAACACCTGTTGGAAAAATGGGTCTTGGAGCGAGTTATTTTCAATAAGATTGTACACGACAGTCTTCCCGCCCACATAGTCGTCTATCTGAAAATACCAATCAATAAAATCCGAGTTTAGGCCGAGATTGAGGTATGCCTTAACGACGTAGTACGTATCCCCCAGTTTGCCTACAAGGGCCACGCCCTTGTAGGAGTTCTTTTTTCCTTTGTTCTCACCCGGCGCGGGGTCTCCGTATGCGACTAAGAATTTAAATTTAGAGAGCGGGGGCACCTTGCCCCAGATCAGGTCTTTAAATATATCCCCTTCCGATACGGGGTTATTAAAGCACTCCTTCTGCGCCGATGCCGCGCTGACTTGCGACAGCACTATGTCGATACGCTCCTCGCTATTTTTTGCAGGCCATACCGTCGCGCCTTCGCGGAAGTCAGCCTTCGCGTTCGGGCGTTTGATATTAACCATGCGAATATTGATAATATCCCAGTTGCCGAGCGGTTTATCACGTTGTGCAAGTTCCTGCGCCCGTGTCCCTGCCCGGACGATGCAACAATCCTTCGCTATCACGTTCCCGCACCAGATTACCCGCAGCGGCTCCGACCACGAGCGCGTGAAGTAAACCGCCTCTTCAAACCAATCCCATTTATGTTTTAAAGTTTCGGGGTTACGGCACTCCTCGTCGGTGTCGAAGTCATCAAGGATGACGCAGTCGGGGCGCACATCGTCCGATATCGTGCCGCGCGGGGCATTGCCGTAGCCCAACGCCCGAACCGCTACATTATTCCTTGTGACGAGTTCATCTTCCGTCCATTTTGTGCCCATTTGATCACCGTAAAAATATTTGATTCGCTGGTTATTTTCGAGGTGTCCGCGAAAGGGTCTGAACAGGCGTTTCGCGCTGTCCTGTGTAGCGGAAATAAGCAAAATATTTTTGAGTTTTCCCGTAAGTATAAGATATAAAACCACCATGCGCGTCGTGGATGATTTCGCCAGCTCCCGCGCCCATGAAAGTACTTCATACCAGTCGGGGTTTTTGACGATACGTTTGATAAAATCTACGTGAAACCGTGCAAAGGGATACTTAGCCGATTTAGGAAAGAAATAGCATATCCACGCCACGGGGTCGGCCTCCAGTTCGAGACGTTTTTTCTCCCTTTCGGCGTGAGTTAAATTCTCCTCTACTTCCGTCTCCTCCTGAATGCTTTTATTAAACTCGTCCCAGCTAAACATGTCGCGTTTCTGGGTCGGTGTAAGAGGTTTTTTAGCTTCCATTATCGTAGATTATCTTTGATAAATAAATCAAACAGGCTGCATATTTCTTTCGCTTTGTCGAGCGATATTTTTCGCGTCCACGTCACAAATTTTTTTACCTACCGAAATGATGTCCGATATACCGACGTCGCCTTCCATTTTCTGAATAGCCCCCGCCAATTTGGTGATAGTATCCGCTTCGGCGGCAGAGGCATAGCGTTGCTCTGTGCGAGCTGATATAACGTCATTTATCGCTTTGAGCTGGTTATACAGATTCTTAATCTGCTCCTCCTTTGTTATCGTTACCGACACTTTAATATCTTTCCATCTTTCCGCCTCAATCCAGCGGATAACGGTCTTACACCTCGCCGCCCATGGAATTTATGCGCACGTCGATCTTTTTATATGTGTTTTCGAGTTCGAGTAATTCGCGCACAATATCCCCGGCTTTAATTTCGCCGTCCCACCCTCCTATATTTCCGTATAAAAGGATGCAAGCCTCGCCGTTTTTACCTGCTATTATGTTGAAAAATGATGTCTTCATTCTCTTTTTTTCTGCGAA